ATTGCAATCTTAGGCATTTAGTAACAATAGAGGCAATGGGCAATGGTGCTGATATCTTTAAGAGTAAGGGTGGCAAAATAGCAATAGGTCTTACACGTGACCAAGAATCTACTTTAATGGCACGAAAAGAAAACAAGATAGTAGTCTATACTCGAAAGAAGTAATGTATAGCAGGAAGGTAAGCTCTAATATAGAGTGCCTGTACGACAATATTGAGGAATTTAGGACATTAAATCCTGATAGTGAAGTGCAGGATAGCTGGAAGACTGCTGATGAGGGCAGTTGGGTGATTACTGATGACAATCAGGTTTGTAAAATACTGCGTAAGTTAGACTTTAAACGTAGAAATAGTAATAAAACAATAGAATACATCCGTACACTGCTTGGTACTGTAGCAATTACGCCTAATGCAACCCTAAAAGGTAAGCCAGTGCGTAATATCTACTCCTTTTCCAAGAATAAGTGGGCAGATGCAGTTAGACGTGACCGAAAGGAGCCTACAAAGGGTGAAATAATCTTTGCAAAGTATGTTTCTAACGGATTACCTCCAGAAGAAGCCTATATGAAGGCATTTAGGACTAATAATAAGCAATATGCAAAGAATATTTCCAGTAAATTAATTAAAAGTGAGAGGATACAGAAATTGGTAACAGAAGAAATGAGAGAAATCTTGGAGAAAGTAGGAGTAGAGCCAGAATACTTACTCCAGAAGTCTAAAGACATAATAGATAAGGATAAAGCACGGGATTCAGACAAGCTTAGAGCAATAGAGACACTAATGAAGGTAGCAGGAATGTTTCCAGCAGGAGATAAGAAGACGGAATCACTTACAGTATTCCAGGGATTCTCACAGGAACAGCTTGACCAGTTAAAAAATTCAGAAGTAAAAGCATTGGCACACGCCAGTAGGGAGAATAGTGATGAATAATAGCTGGTTGGACATAGATGTTGTTGAGGATAATGATGATTATTATTATATTATGCAGCAGATAGATGATTATGTTGTAATAAATGATAGAACTGGAGAAAGGATGGGTGTGCATAATAATATTAGGTCTGCACATAAGCAACTAAGAATACTAAATGATGGTAATGATAGCATTAAGGTTACTTAGTGCATGCTACTAACAATAAAGAAGAAGTATTACGCAAATCATATAATGATTTAATATATTTTGGCAGGGCATTCTTGCCGAACGACTTTCTTAATAAGAGTTCTTCTCCTCCATTCCATTACGAAGTTAGCAAAAAACTAATTAGTACTAAGCCTGGTGCCAGGATATGTAATATACTGCCTCGTGGGTTTGGTAAATCTATACTTGCTAAGGCTGCAATACTGCATAAAATATGCTTTTCTGCTAAGGATAGTAGGAATTTCATAGCATGGGTAGCAGAGGAGCAGGGGCAGGCAATAGACCATCTAAAGTATATTAAGACGCATTTGGAGTATAATAAGCAGATAAGGTACTACTTTGGCAATCTTACTGGTGATAGTGTAGGAAATAGGTGGACTGAGAAGGATATTGTTACTTCCAAGGGAGATAGGATTATTGCAAAGGGTACGTCTCAGAGGCTAAGGGGTCGTGCTGAGATTGATGTTAGGTACACTGGTATCATACTTGATGACTTCGAGTCGGAGTTAAATACTAAAACTCCAGAAAGAAGGGAACTTATTAAGCAATGGGTAGTTTCGACTGTCTTTCCTGCGTTAGAGGAAACACCTGGAAATGAAGGATGGATATGGCTTAGTGGTACGATAGTGCATTATGATAGTTTTCTGCAGATGATTGTTGAGGGATATAACGATGCTAAGAGGGAAGATAGGGATTATGTGTGGGATGTTACGTTCTACAGGGCATTGCAGGATGGAAAGCCTCTATGGGCAGACCAATTCTCTAAGAAGAAGCTGGAATCAAAGAAGGCAGAATTTGTAGAAGCAGGATTAATAAACAAGTTTGCACAGGAGTATATGAATGATGCACGTGATGTTTCTTCTGCTGCATTCAGAATAAACAGGATACAGAATCATAATTATACATTTAGCAAAAAAGGCGGGTTTGCGTATCTATTAGGTGATGGTGATGCAATACCAGTAAACATTTATCTGGGAGTTGATGTTGCAGCTACTGCTACTAAGACATCAGACTATCAGGTTATATTAGTATTAGGAGTAGATTCAAATGGGAAGAGATACGTTATTGATTACTTTAGAGAGAGGATACCAACTTTTGATGTTCCTGAGAAAATTATTGAGTATGCTAAGAAATATAGTCCTGTTAGGCGTGTCACTATTGAGACGGTGGCTGCACAGGAGATGGTAAGGGATATGGTAACTAGAATGGCTGCTCAGGATAGAAGGTTGGTTCCTGGAATCTTTAAGGGTGTAAGACCTCCAGCTGGTATTAAAAAGGCAGATAGGCTTGAGACAGCACTTGGTCCTATAGTAAATTCCAAGAAATTGTATGTAAGGAAGGAGATGACAGAGATAATGGATGAGTTCTTTGAACATCCTCTTCCAAGGCATGATGATATACTTGATGCACTATACTATGCTGATTACTTTGCAAGGATGCCGAGGAGTACCTCTTTAAGTATTGAGAAGTTCAATAAAGATGATACAAAGGTTAAAGTTATTAAAAAAGCATATAATTGGATGACAGGTGCAAAAATATAGTTTTGTATATAAAATATGTTTTATATTAGATTATGATTGAAACTGACTCCAGGGCAGATTTAAACCAAGAGTTATACCGTAAGTGGCGTGATGCACGTTCCGATTGGGATAGAGAAGCACGTAATGATATAGATTTCTATTTAGGAAATCACTTTACCACTGATGAGTCTGATGACCTTCAATCAAGGAATCAGCCTGATGTACCAATGGATAGGGTTTCTCCTGCAATAGAGAAACTGAAAGCTGTCCTTACATCCAGACCGCCAGTGTTTACTGCATCTCCAAGAGAGGATTCTGATGCCAAGATGGCTAAAGTGTGGCAAACCATACTTGGATACATATGGGATTCTTCAGATGGTGATGCACATATAAAAGATGCCATACATGATTATGCGGTAACAGGTCTTGGTTATTTATATGTTTATACAGACAGGGAGTCTGATTTTGGTAGAGGGGACATAAGGTTCACACATGTAAATCCATTTCGTGTTTATGTTCCTCCGTCATCCCGAGATAGATGGTTTAATGATGCTGAAGGCATTATTTTGTCTACAATCCTCACAGGTGAGCAAGTTGTTTCCCTCTACCCAGAATTAGGACCCCAGATTGATGAAGAGACTGGAGAAGAGATTCCTGGTCTTATAGAAGACCTTAATGCTTATAGCGATGAGGATTATCCAGATGCCAACAACAAGTTAAGCAGGAAGATATGGACTCCTGCTGAAGCCAAGGATTTAGGTTATGCCAGTATTAAATATCAAGTATTAGAAAGATTTTATAAAACAAAGGTCCCGTTCTACAGGATATCAATGCAGCAAGAGAATCAGCAGGGACCACAGGAGATGGTGCTTTCAGAAGGAGAATTTCAGATGTTCGTGGAAGACAATCCAGACGTATTCGAGCAAGGTCAAGCACAATTTGAACAGATAATGCAGACACGCATTGGAGTTACTTCCTCTTTAGGGCAAGTAGTCCTTGAAGAATATGTCTTGAATATCAATGAATATCCTATAGTACCATTACCTAATAACTGGACTGAGACTCCTTATGCTACATCAGACGTATCAAGGGCAAGACCTCAGCAAAGATTGCTTAATAAGCTATGGCAGTTAGCAATATCTCATGCTCAAGCTTCTGCTGGATTGAAGCTGCTAGTGCCTGTAGGTAGTGCTATAGATGGAGTCGAACAATTAGAGAAGGATTGGGCTAACCCTAATGCAGTAATAGAAGTTGATACTTCACAAGGAGAGCCTCATTACCCTGCCCCTACACCATTAGCTGCAGAGTTCTACCGTCTTATACAGCAGTGCGAGCATTATATAGACTTTATATTCGGACTTCCAGAGATGATGCATGGTTTTCCAGACAATGCTCCAGAGACAAGTAAGGGTACTGACAAGATGATAGCACTAGGTTCTGATAGACCTAAGTCTAAACTAAGGGATATAGAGTTTAGTATTACCAAATTAGGTAGGGTAATCTATGGATTATCTAAAAATCATTACACCTTTGAAAAAATGTTTAGGTTAGTACAACCTAACAATGACATGTCAGAGGTTACTATTAACCTATATGATGATAAAGTTGGAACTATTGCAGATATCAAGCGTGATAGGAATAATATTTGGCAGCATGATATAAGAATTGTACCAGGGTCTACACTTCCTACTTCCAAGTGGGCTGAGTTTGGTGTATATTTGGAAGCCTATAAGATGGGATTAATAGATAGGACAGAAGTTTTGAAGAAGAATCCAGAAATATTTGATAAAGCTGGTGTACTCCAGCGAATGAGTGAAATCGCTCAGTTGACACAACAGGTAGAGGGTGCTCAACAACAGATTAAAAAATTGAAGGGAGACCTTCAAACAGCGGAAAGGGAGTCTGTAAATAGTCGTAAGCAAGTAGAGGTTGGTAAATTCAAATCTCGCTTGCACGATATTCTATCAGACGCTAAAGCCGATAATAAAGTAAAAGCAAGTAAAATAGCTAATATGGTGCAGCTCGAATCAGAGAGATTGCGTAATTCTACAAAGGAAGTTGAGTCTGAGATGAAAAACCAGGCTGACTCTATGGGAATTCCAGTCCCACTTGATGAATTCGTGACATCATAAAAGGAGACGTTATGGAAGCAGAAGCAAAATCCACCGATTATAATGCTGATAATCAGGATGGTAGTGTTAATGAAAGCGGTTATGTTGAAGATGTTGCCGAACAAGGTCAGGAATTGGGAGAATTTCCAGTTACTGACGGTGATTCTCAAAGTGAATCTGAACATGTAGACTGGCAGGAAGAAGCAAGAAAATGGCAGTCTATGTATGATAAGACTAATGCTGACAAATCCAAACTGGAAGGTGCGGTAGAGCAGTATGTAAGAGCACAGGAATCAACACAGGCAAATGTCCAAAAGCCTAACTCTGGACGTATAACACTAACTGAAGAAGAGTTTAACCCTTGGGATGCATATAATAAGCCAGAATCTAAATCTTATCAATTTCGTGCACAGCAGGAAAATGACAGGATTAATTATAGCTTAGGACAGTATCAACAGCAAGTACAGGAACAGATGGTAGTTAATAATACCGTTAATGAGCTTAAGAATAAGCACAACTTTAATGAAAATGATGTACGTGACTTTATGCAATTTGTCACACAGCCTAAGGAGAATGTCCCATTAAGTTCTCTGGTAAAGCTGTATAAGGATAATATGGGAATCCCAGTACGTCAAGGTCAAAGTTCGGTAGATACAACACGGTCTGTTCAAAGTTCAGCACCTCGCAGTGCAGGTGTCCTTAATGGACAACCCTCATCCCAGCCTAAGAATGAAAAGGATAAGATGTGGGACGCTATTGTGAATGCTGGAAGTAGAAGTAATGTTTTGTAATTAACAAAAAAGGAGAATATAAATGGCTCTAAATACTAATGTAAATACAGGACAAATGAAATTTGGTGACCCAGGTGCAGTTATTGATAGTACTATACCGTCAAGAAGACTGTTTGATTTCAGTG